AAGAATTAAAGGATTACAAAATTAAGAATGTTATCTTACCAACCGTTAAAGAGATCATAGTGGCAAATGCTCTTTGGGAGCAGGGTATTTATCAAAAAAATATCTGCCATGCTGGACAACCATCTCTATCAAAAGTGGCTACTAACTGCGATAAGCGTAATATTGGTTCAAATGGTGGTTTTGGTTATCGCTCTCATTTTGACGATATGGATATTTCTTTGATGGACAGCGCTTTGCTTGCGCATTGGGCTTGCGTAACAACTAAGCCTAAGAAAAAGCAAAAAATCAGTTATTAAAAAGTAGCAGTCACAGGACTGCTTTTTTTGATGATAAAATTACCGAACTGCCGGGAAAGCAGGAGAAAGGAGACATGAGAATGTCAGAATTTAAACCAATTACTACACAAGAAGAATTTGATGCTGCTATTAAGGCCCGCTTATCTCGTGAGAAAGAGAAATACGGAGACTATGACCAGATCAAATCTCGTGTTACCGAATTGGAAGAAGAAAATATTAGCTTGAAGTCAACTATTGAAGCTAATAAGCAAAGTAAGGATGATTCAGACAAGCAACTCGAAGAAATGCAGAAGCAAATCGCTGGTTATGAGACAGCTAATCTGCGAACTCGGATCGCTTTGCAAAATGGATTACCTTATGACTTAGCTGATCGCTTGCAAGGTGCTGATGAAGAAAGTTTAACAGCAGATGCGGAGCGTTTGGCATCATTCATCAAACCCATTGAGCATGTCGCACCAATGCGGAACCTAGAGCCTGCTCTAGAAAAGAATGAAAACACGTCTTATAAAAACCTAGTACAAGGTTTAGTTTTTGAAGAATAAAGGAGTAATATTATATGACAGATCAACTATCAAAAGGTACATTATTTGACCCAATGCTTGTGACAGACCTCATCAACAAAGTTAAAGGTCACAGTTCATTGGCTAAATTGTCTAATCAGCAAGCTATTCCGTTTAATGGATTAAAGGAATTTACATTCTCATTAGATGCTGATGTAGATATCGTTGCAGAAAACGGGAAGAAAACGCATGGTGGTGCAAGTCTAGAACCTGTAACTATTGTGCCTATTAAAATCGAGTATGGTGCTCGTGTATCTGATGAGTTCATTTATGCATCAGAAGAAGCTAAAATCGATATTTTGAAATCATTTAATGAGGGATTCGCTAATAAAGTAGCTCGTGGTATTGATATCATGGCTTTCCATGGTGTTAATCCACGTACTAAACAAGAGTCTACAGTAATTGGTAATAACTGCTTTGATAAAGCTGTTACCCAAACTGTTAATTTCACGGATAGCAATCCAGATGCAAATGTTGAAGATGCAGTGAAAATGATTCAAGGAGCTGACAATATCGTTAGCGGTATGGCTATTGATACTACATTTTCAAGCGCACTTGCTAGCATGAAGAATGCAGCTAATGAGCGTCTTTATCCAGAATTGGCATGGGGAGCAAATCCAGGTGCTATTAATGGTTTACCTGTAGATGTAAATACAACGGTTGGACTTAATGTTGGGACAAACAAGGATGTTGCTATTGTTGGGGATTTCGCCAACATGGTGAAATGGGGATATGCTAAGCAAATCCCACTTGAAGTTATTCGATATGGTGATCCAGACAATTCTGGCAAAGACTTGAAAGGTTATAACCAAGTATATCTTCGTGCTGAAATTTACCTAGGATGGGGAATCTTAGACAACAATAGTTTTGCTCGTGTTGTGAAAGCGGGGTAGTATATGGAATACATTAATGTAAAAACAGGGGCTACTATTGTTACTGAAAATGCAATTAGTGGAGGCAATTGGGTTCCAGCTGATCAAGTTGAAAAAAATGTGGGTTCCCAAGAAGAAGCGACAGATAGTCAGGGAGATCTGACTATCTCCCAAATTAAAGCTCGCTTAGATGAGTTGGGCGTTAAATACGACAAAGGAGCTAAGAAGGCTGACCTTCTTGCTCTTTTAGAACAACATGAAGGGTAAATAAAATGACAACATTTGCGACAGTTGAAGACCTTGAAACTTTGTGGCGTTCTTTGAAATTTGATGAACGAGGAAGAGCTAAGGCACTGTTGGAAATTGTGTCAGATTCTCTTCGTGAGGAAGCTAAGAAAGTCAGCAAAGATTTAGATAAGATGGTGCTTGACAGCCCATCTTATCAAAGTGTTGTGAAATCTGTTACCGTGGATGTGGTTGCTCGTACATTAATGACATCAACCGATCAGGAGCCAATGACACAAATGGCTGAGTCTGCTATGGGATATTCTTTTAGTGGCTCTTATTTGGTGCCTGGTGGTGGCTTGTTTATCAAGGAGTCTGAGCTGAAGAGGTTAGGCTTCAAAAAGCAAAGATATGGGGTGATTGATCTTTATGGGACGAATTAAAGGTATTACGATCACTCTTATAGAAACCGTTGAGAAGGGAAGGGATGACTTTGGTCATCCCATTTTTGAGGAAGTTGAAACTTTTGTGGATAATGTCCTTATATCTCCATCTTCAACGGAAGACATCACAAGCCAGATGAATCTAACTGGACGGAAAGCAGAGTATACTCTAGCAATACCAAAAGGTGATCTTCATGATTGGGAAGATAAAGAAGTTTTATTTTTCGGTAAGAGATGGAAAACTTTTGGAATTCCTCTTGAAGGGATTGAGGAGATGCTTCCTTTAGTTTGGAATAAGAAGGTGATGGTAGAACGCTATGAGTGATATTAAGTTTAAGCTCAATCGTGCAGGAGTGGCTGAATTAATGAAATCTGCCCCTATGCAGAGTATCCTTTCTCAATATGCATCTGATATTCAAGCTAGATGTGGTGATGGATACGTAAAAGATATTCATGTAGGTAAAAATCGTGCTAATGCAATGGTTAGTGCAAAGACCTATAAAGCTAAGAAGGACAATATGAAAAACAATACTCTTTTGAAGGCGGTGAATTAAATGATTGAAATTGTTATCAAGAAATATCTTGACGGTCATTTATCGGTACCGTCTTTTTTTGAGCATGAAACAAACATGCCACAAGAGTTTGTAATCCTTGAAAAGACTAGGGGAGCCAAGAAGAACCACGCAAAGACTGCAACATTTGCTTTTCAGAGTTATTCAACCAGCATGCAAAAAGCTGCTGAATTGAATGAGAAAGTAAAACAAGTTGTCGAAAACATGATTGAACTGAATGAAATCAGTGGAATCCACCTAAACAGTGATTACAATTTCACAGACACAGAAACTAAAAAATATCGTTATCAAGCGGTATTTGACATAAATTATTTTTAAGAAATGGAGAATGGAATGGGATCAGAAGCTCAAACTACTCAAACAACATCGTCATCATTAGTGACGACAGCAAAACCTAAAATTGGGGGTGCAATCTATTCAGCACCTAAGGGAACTCCTCTACCAACAGATGCTACAACCGCCTTAAATGCTAAATTTCTATCTCTAGGATATATCTCAGAGGATGGCTTGGAAAACGAAAATAGCCCTGAATCTGAAAACGTCAAGGCATGGGGTGGTGATATCGTACACTCCTCACAAACAGAAAAACCCGATACATTCACTTATACATTAATCGAGGCATTGAACATCAATGTTCTTAAGGAAGTGTACGGTGCGGATAATGTGACTGGTGATCTTAAAACAGGTATCACTATCAAGGCTAATTCAAAAGAATTAACTAGCCATTGCGTTGTGGTAGATATGGTATTGAAAGATGGTACTATGAAACGTATTGTTATTCCTGAAGGAAAAGTAACGGGTATCGGAACTATCTCTTACAAAGACGCTGAGACAGTCGGATACCAAACAACTCTTACAGCATTTCCAGATGGCGAAAGCAATACTCACTACGAATACATCAAAGGAGCTTAATACATGTCAGAAACTAAATCATTTAAAGGGACTACTAAAACAGGTTTTCCATTCGATATCAGTATGGAACGGATGGAGAACTACGAGGTAGTAGAAACTATTGCTGAAATTGATGAAAACCCTCTTGTGCTACCTCGATTGCTTAAATTGTTGCTTGGTGATCAAGTGGCAGCGTTGAAAGATCACGTCCGTGGTGAAGATGGAATGGTACCAACTCAGAAGTTGATGGATGAAGTACGGGACATCTTCGAGTCACAGAATGTAAAAAAATAGTAACCCTTTCCAGAATGATCAAAACTGATGAAGATGCTTTGATTTGTGATTTAGCTGAGACGTATCGCATTTATGATTACAGACAGCTACCTGCATATCAGGTAGCTGTTTTTTCATTTGGTCTGCGTGATGATTCAAGGATAAAAGTTGCAATGTCAGGGCAGAATGTACCAACTGATCTATTAATCCAGGCAAGTATGTTGGATCGACTATCTATGCTTGTATGGATGAAAACCAAAGATGGACAGCAGGGTAAAAACCGTCCGGCTTCAATGGTTGATAGTCTTCTCAAGGTTGAGAAGGAAAAGGAACAGATGGTATTTTCATCTGGAGAGGAATTTGAAGAATACAGAAGTAAATTGTTAGAAAAGATTGGAGGTGGTAATTAATGGCGACAGAATTAGGTCAAGCATATATCCAAATTATGCCATCAGCTCGTGGAATCAAGGATATGATTAAGAAAGAGCTTGGCTCTGAAATACCACAAGCAGGGCAGGAAGCAGGAGAATCTTTGAGTTCTAAGATGCTAAGTGTCGCAAAAAAAGCAATAGCAGCCGCCGGAATAGGTAAATTCTTTTCTGCATCATTGACAGAAGGGGCCAATCTTCAACAGTCATTAGGAGGGATTGAAACCTTATTCAAAGGTTCTGCCGATACGGTTAAAAAGTATGCTAATGAGGCATATAAAACAACAGGATTATCAGCCAATGCCTACATGGAGAATGTAACAGGCTTTAGTGCCAGCCTTCTTCAATCGTTAGGTGGTGATACTCGGAAGGCAGCAGATGTTGCTAACATGGCTATGGTCGATATGGCAGACAATAGCAATAAGATGGGGACATCTATGGATCGTATTCAAGATGCTTACCAAGGATTCGCAAAGCAAAACTATACAATGCTGGACAACCTTAAGCTGGGGTACGGTGGTACAAAAACCGAAATGCAACGCTTACTAGCTGATGCGCAAAAACTGACAGGTGTTAAGTATGACATCAATAACCTGTCAGACGTGTACCAAGCAATTCATGCCATTCAAGAGAATCTAGATATCACTGGAACGACTGCTAAAGAAGCTGCTACTACTTTTAGTGGATCATTCGCATCTATGAAAGCAGCAGCTCAAAACGTCTTAGGAAAATTAGCTCTTGGTGAAGATATTATGCCTTCATTACATCAACTTTTTGAAACCGTTAAAACCTTTCTTGTAGGTAATCTTATTCCAATGGTATGGAATGTGTTAAAAGGAATCCCCCAGGTTTTAGCTGCTGCACTCGGTGAGCTTATGCACACGCTTTTCGGAGACTACATTGGAGAAAGCATTATGAACGATCTTTATGATGTTTTCGATAAAGTAGGAGGAGTGGTCAGCACTATCTATGATATGATTTTCGGATCATTGAGTAAGAAAGACAATATAGATTTTTTAAAGAATCTAGGAATAAATGAGAAAACAGCTAGTAGCATTGTGAACATTGGCGATAATATCCGTACCATGTTTGAAAATATTGGTGCTGTTATTAGTAACGTTGCTGGGATTGTTGGAGAATTTATTAGTGATCTTTTTGGACTTGCTAAAAGTAAAGATAGTGTTGGAGGAGTAGCTTCAGCTTTTGAAGCCATTACTAAAGTTTTAGCTGATGCATCAGGTAAAGTAAAAGATTTTACAAAGTGGATGCGTGAGAATAAAACGGTTATGGATATTGTTAAATCTGCTCTAGCCGGAGCCTTAGCAGGTTTTTTGGCATTTAAAGCAATTACAACTATTCAATCTATTATCACAGGTTTCAAATCAGCACTTTTAGCAGTCAAAGGCGCAGTTTTAGCTTTTAACGCTGCAATTGCTGCCAACCCAATAGGAGCCTTAGTAGTTGCTATTACTGCTGTTGTAGCTGCATTAGTCTGGTTCTTTACCCAAACAGAAACGGGTAAACAGATTTGGAGTGCTTTCGTTGATTTTGTAGTAGGCTTGTGGAATGGTCTTGTAGAGTTCTTTTCAGGTTTATGGGCAACCATCTCAGAAGGTGCAATAAACCTTTGGAATGGGGCTGTAGAAGTCTGGAATAGTGTGATTGAAGGAATAAAAATCGCTTGGAATGGAATAGTAGAATTCTTTGTTGCTTTGTGGCAAGGTATTTCTAGTACCGCTACAGCTGCATGGACTACAATTACAGAAACGGTAATGGCCATTGTCCAGCCTTTTATTGATGTTTTTATGTCTATTTGGAATGGAATGAAAGATGGTCTAGGTCAGATTTTCGAAGGTATTAAAACAATTTTCAGCGGGGCCTGGGAATTAATAAAGAGCATTGTAATGGGAGCGGTACTATTTATCATTGATTTAGTAACTTTAGACTTTACAAAAATGGGTGAAGATCTAGGATTGATTTGGGAAAGTATCAAATCTGCTATATCAATGATTTGGGATGGTATCTGTACTTATTTTAGTGGGATTATTTCTACAATTATAGGATACTTCACTGGTGCTTTCGAAGGACTTAAGACATTCTTGTCTGGAATATGGGATTCTATAAAGGCAACAGCGGAAGCTATGTGGAATGCAATATGTCAAGCTATTCTGGGCATTATAGATGCTTTCGTAGCTAGCGCAAAAGCTCTTTGGGAAGGTTTTAAATCTTTCATGTCAGGATTATGGGAAGGTATCAAATCTACAGCAATAGGCATGTGGGAAGGTATCAAATCTGGTCTTGGAAGTATTTTCGATGGAATTGTCACTGGTGCACAAAAAGCATGGGATACCATGAAAAACGGAGTTAAAGACCTTTGTTCAGGTATTAAAGGATTTTTCTCTGGCCTAGCAAATATCAACCTTTGGGATGCTGGTAAAGCTATTCTTGATGGCTTCTTAGGGGGATTGAAAAGTGCGTATAATGGTGTTAAGAATTTTATCGGTGGTATTGCAGACTGGATCCGTAAGCACAAAGGTCCTATTTCTTATGACCGCAAGTTATTAATACCTGCTGGTAAAGCTATCATGGGAGGATTTGATGCTTCTTTACAAAATAGTTTTAAAGATGTGCAAAGAACTGTTGGTGGAGTAGCTGGATGGATTTCAAATGCATTTACAGGTGATGATTTTGATTTTGGATCAGGAGCAGCTTTCAGTAAAGATATCACATCCACATTGCAGATGCCTAACGCTAAATATGACACAACTGAGTCTAGAATGGTGTCTG